ACTCATATGTAATCTTTGCTCCAAGATCTTTGAGGTCCTGAGGAAGTTTATAGTCCTCCTCTACATCAAATATCTCTTCTGTTCCAGTAAGTGGGTCAATGTAACTTACAAATCCTATTCTCTTTCTACTCTTCCAGTATACAGTAATTATCTCAATTAATCTGTTACGATAGATATTATCATCTGCACCACTAGCTTCAGCTCTATACAATAGATAAGCCTCAGCTGATGTATGTGTTGGGGATTCTAATTCTAGTATTTGCTCATCAGTTAGGTATTCCCCATAAGCATCAATGATAGTGGATGCATGAGAATACTTTCTAAGTATTGCCCAATCTGCATCCTCGACAAAATCAATATCTGGATCCTTGTCATAGTCTACGTCTAATGGATTAATTACTTCATAAAAAGGCTCATTTCTTCTTACCCCTTTATGTGAGTAACACTCACCTGCTACTAAGAAATGAAAGAACTGCTTTTGAATCTTATCGTAAATTTCATTATAGTACATGATATAGTTCAGGCTAGCCTGTCCAGAAATAGCCCTTGCATCTACATATGTTCTATTGAATTCATCTGCTATTTGCTTAGGGAGTTGTGGGGGCTCTGCCTCCATATCAATTTGCCCTTGTTTAGCTAGTTCTGCAACGAACTGAGCTTTTAGATTAGTAAGTAACAGATTTTTTAAAGCCTCTTCTTTAATACTTACAGAGTCTGCATTTTGTACAGTAACTGAATAGTCTAATGGACGTTTAGATTTCTCCCCAAGTAATAGGTCAATAATAGGCTTAATGATCGGGTAGTTCCTAAGTTTAGATGGGAAATGACTTCTAGTCTTACCATAAGGCTTAAGAACATAGTTGTAATCCTCTTCATCGATTACCCCGTTATAATAGTCGTATAAAGATTTTAGATAACTACGACGTTCACTAATACCAAACTTTGATAGGTTAATGAATGCGTCTACACAGTTTTCTTTCCACTCTTTATTCTTCTGTGTAAGAGGGATTCTTTGCTTTGGAATTGATGCTTGTCCGAACATTAATACAAAATTAGTTTTGTTTTACAGTAGCTTAGAAAATCTCAGTGTTTTAGTACTATCTTTATTAATATAGCACTACTTATATATCCTATCAAACCAGTCGTTAGCTGAGTTATCTTTCTCATTAAAGCTGAGTTCTTTGTTATAAAGTTCCCTGGTATGGTACATCCCCACCATCAAAGCCATCACACGGTCAAAGTTACCTTTCCTGTTAAACTTTATTAACTCCTGCAATAATGCAGGGTCATAAATTTTCTGCAAGTTAAGGGTAATTTCCCCATCTTCACTCTGTCCTCTGCCATTAATTAACCAATCTCTTATATAAAGTTCACCCTGAGCCTTTCTCTGCTCAGTCATGTGCATCCCGTACTGTCTTTTTACATTCTTACTTCTAAGTTCTCTCTTATCCAACATCTCGAATTCCTCCTGAAGATAGTGCATTTTACGGAATCTTTTAGCATAAGCTATCACTTCTCCTCGGTCATTCTCGAATCCTATCTTAGCATTATAGTATTCTGCAAGCATAAACAGGTTTCTGTTATATTCATCCTGAGTAGCGGGTCTCCCTATATACGATGCTACTATAATATCATCTGGTTTAGACATATTATTAGGGACCTTAATAACGTATGCAGCCCCTAACGACATAGAACTAGCTGCCTTTCCCTGTGCATATGGGTCATGGCATATGATATACATGTTCTTAGGGATGATATCTTCTTGTGTTTTAAACGGAGCTTCATATATAAGTACTGCCCCAGTTAAGTCATCATCAGGTCTATGTGGGAATTTATAGATAGGACGTAGACTAGAATTAGGGGTGAAATCAGCTTTCCCCTTAGAGTTATAGTACATCTCCCCTGCAACCCCTATTTTATGTAAGTCATTGGCTATTACTCTGTTATATTGCTCTTTTAATGAGTTGACATCAAAGGTATTAGCCGTTACTTGTAGTGTAGCTTCTTGTGGGGTAAATGGGTGTTCAGCTATGTACTGATCATATGATTTTGGGTCATTGCCTTTCCTCTTCTTCTCCCTCTGACTTTCCTCATAATCCATTGCTTCATGAGATAAGCTATTCCCTTGATTATCCATAAACCCATCTAAGTTCTTATAGATAGGGACAAAGAATCCACAACTTGTCCCCATAGCCCCAGCATCCCATTCATTCTCAAATGCTAGGCAATCATATGCTTCTGGATGGTAGAATAGCTCCTCTAATCCTTCAAATCCAGGTCCTTCTTCACCCCCAGTACCAAATGCAATCATGGTTCCCAAGGTTTTAGAACCCTGTCTCATTGTAGGCATAGCTACCTCCCAAGCTTTTAACAAGCCTGAGAATGAGCCTGCTTCTTCAAAGAATATTAATTCCCCTGCTTTACCACGTATCTTATCTGGGTCATCCTTTAGAGATACCCCGATTATCTGTGATTTAAACCCTAGGGTTACATCTGCCCCATTAACATTCTTCTTATATCCCGATTGTTTATGCATCTCTCGGTCAATAAGACGTGGTTGACTCCATGCTGTATTATCATCTATAAATGATACAATATCCCAAGCCTTAGATAGCATACCATCTCCAGTTAAGTACTGCTTATCTGATGCAAATACGAAGTTTTTACTGTTTCTTACATGGAAATAGTTCCTACACAGCATAGCTGCAGCCTTATAAGAGAAACCTTTACGTCGTGCTTTGAGAACAACCATGTGTTTATTCTCTTTTCTGGCCTTATCTACTGATGAAAAGTACTCAAAATCACCGTCATAAAAGGCTGGAAAACTGCGATCTCTTCGTGAAATTGTCTCCCCATCTGGCTGTATTTCGTCAATAATCCTATCAATTGGGCAGTAATTAAGGTAGAAATAGTGGAATCCAGATATCCTAACCCCGTTTACCTCATACCCATGTAGGCACTTGAACTGTTCATTATCCCAGAATTCGTAGTATTGCTTAGTTCCAGGGAGAGCATCAGTGTAAAACCCATTTTCTATGTACAGGTTAGCAGCTTCTGAGAATAGATGGGTATCCTTAAACATTACTCACTATACTTATTAGTTTTAACTCCTGCTCTGTTAGGGTTATCCTTGGCTTGTTGCTTCTGAACCAGCTCTTCTAGTCTATCTAACCCTTCAATAACCTCCCCAATCTTAGATAAGTTAGCTACTAAGTCTTTTGCTTGGTAGAGAAGCTTTCCATTCTCGTCCATAGCTGTAAGATCGATGTCTTTGAAGTATTTTTCTAACTTATTTACTGCAGATCTTGCTGACTTAAGCAGTTTGATAGCATGTGTATCTGCCAGTTCCCTGTATTTCTGCAATCCTGCATGTAGGTTAGGGGTAGATTTAACTTTTAAGTCCTCTAGTAGCTTATCTCTTCTTTCTGTTTCATCATAAGCTGCATAGCTAGACCTATGATCTACAAAAAAGTAGACAAATGCTAACTCTTTTACAGATAGTTTCTCGAATTCAGGTATGGTTAGTGCATAAGCTGACGGAATAACTACATTATTGTTTACTGTTAGCAAGTCTTTCATTCTTTTTCCTTGTTTTCTCGTTTAGATAAGCTATTCTTTCACTCTTTGCAGAGAATGCCCCAAAATATGGGAGTCTAATTGCAGCAAACTTCCCTTCTTTCATCACATCAGTCACGTATTTGAACTGATAGAAGACTATTTCTTCTACTTTCTGTAAAGGAAGGTTATACTTTGTAGCTAATTTTTGAATAATCGTCTTATCCTTACTCATTTCTTGAGATTAACTGGTTTACCCTTACCCCCTATCACGATAGAAGGCCACCTGGATGGATCATCAGGGCATTTTGCAGTCTGCCAACTAGCTTTATCCTCGATATAGCAGCCACATAAACCACATTGCTTTGTCTGCTCGATAAGGTTTGGGCACTTATGACAGATATCTACCCTTTCTATATACTGGTCCTGAGTAACTGAGGGCATTCCAGCTGCTATGTACTCAAGAGATGACTTTGTAAAGTTAGCAATCATCTTGAGCATAGATGGTGGTTTAATATTGTTCTTCTTGTTCTCCATATTCTTGTTCAATTAAGTGAATTGTTTCTAAAGTACCATACCCATTCTGTATAAAGATTAGACTACAGTATGGTAGGTAGTAGTATGTTACTACCTTGGCAGAAGGTATAAATAATGGGGTCATATAGGAAGGATATTGATTTGCACCTGCTCTTTCTTTAGCAAAGGAGCTAACTCATATCCATTCTTAGTCTGTACAATAGCCCCTTTATCTTTTAATCTTTTGACGTAGTTATTAAGAGTATTGTGATCTTTAATACCTAACTTCTCAGATATCTTCTTTTTATTTACAGGGGAGCAAAGGTTTACAGTCTCACTTGAATCGATGAATTCAGCTAAGACTTTTAACTCTGTATCTGTTAACTCCAGTATCCCATTGAATACCTGCAGAAACTTTACAGTTGTATCTGGTTTAATGTTAAACTTTCTCATTTGGTTCTTCTATAATTTCTATTTTGGCTCGTCCATCTACCATATGAATTCTGCAAGTTTTAGAGTAAGAGTTAAACTCTTCTATATGATCCATCATACCCTCGCGCGTGGACAGGAATGATATAAACACTTCTAACTCCTTTGCAGCTTTTAATATGTTAGCTTTTACAGTAGCCC